TACAGATACATTTAATCAGTTGAACGCTAGGGCGGAAGATGTGATTAATTATTATACCAATAATGATTTAATCGACCAAGATTCTTTTGATGATTTGAACACATACCAACAAACAGGAGTAAAAAAGGCTATATGCTCACAGATTGAGTTTATTTATAACTTAGGTGGGTATAATGCGACCAATAATGCAGATGATATTAATGTTGGTTTTAGTTTATCTAAGTTTACAATTGAAGCTAGTAAAGACACTGCAAAAGCTGAATATCAATATGTAAACGGGATCCCTATTTCACCTTCTGTTAATATGTATCTAAAAAACACAGGATTGTTATATCGTGGATTGGATGTGATAGAATGAAACCAATTCCACTTATGATATTAAATCAATCTGCGACACATAAAAGAGTAACAAAGGATAATTGGGGAGCTGAAACAACTGTATCTTATTCTTTAACAAATGTATATTTTGAGCCTAGCAATAATATTGTTAAGTCAAAAGATAATACAGAGGTTGTATCTTCTGGGGTAATGGTTTTTGATATTATTAACAGTACCAATAAATTATTGAGTGTTGTATCATTGCCAGTTTTTAGTTTAGACGATATAATTGTATTTGATAGTAAAGAGTATAGGATATTAAAAGTTGACCCAATTTATCAGGCTAACACAACGGATATACACCATTATGAGATATATTTGAGGTGATAGTATGAGTGTTACAGTTTCAACGGATATTGAAGCAATTAAGGCTAGAATAGCAAGAGATGTTGAGAAGATGAAGTTTTTGGTTACTACACAAGCCTTGAAAGATTGCAATAAGTATGCTAGAAGGCAAAGTGGGGAGTTGATTAAAAGTTCATTAACTGCAACAGATTTTAAAGAAGGTTTGCTTGTTTGGAATACACCATATGCAAAACGTGTTTATTGGACTGGTACACCTTTAGGAAATAAAAACCCAAAAGCTAGGTTAATGTGGGCTGATTATGCAAAGAGTAAGCATAATAAAACGTGGCTTAAAATAGCACAGAAGGGAGCGAGTAATGGATAGTTTAATTGATGAGTTAATAACATTAGCGAAAGGCTTTGCGAGCGTAAGTAGTATTCATGTTGGAGCTTTGCCAGTAGCTGAAAGTATATCAATTTATAATGCTCCTTCTTCTGATGATGATACATTTTTGGACAAAAGTTCGACCTATACCGCATCATTTACGTTTTTGTCTAAGTATGCTAATCAAAAAGATGCTATTAATAAGCTTGATGCAATCGGAAAAGGAATGGCAAGACTAACAACTTTTCCAACAGTAACAGGGATGCAAATATATAATATTGATTATGTCGGAAGGGTTAATTATGTGGATAAAGATACCGACAATAAATATATATATAGTATTGTAATTGATGTTAAAATATCTGATTAAAATTAAAAGGAGTGATTGAGATGGGTTCAAGTTTAAAAACGAATTATCAAGCTACATTGGAAATCGACATAAATCCTAGTGGATCTGCTAACTATCAAACAATGGCTAAAGGTTGGGTTAATTTATCAAAGTCATTAAATGAAGTTGTACAACAATTATCTTATTTAGGTGATAGTGGTTTTGGAAGTACGGAAGTTACTGGTATGCAACCTATTTTAACTGTTACTGGTAAAAGATACTATGGAGACCCTGTACAAGATTTCATATTTAGTGCTGATGTAATGTATGGATTGTTAGATTCAAGAAAAACTAATTTTAGATTAACTACAGCATGGGGTGTTGTTAGTGGCGAAGTTACTCTTGCAAATATTAATGATATTTCTGGAGATGCTAACACAGGAGGAGATGTTTCTGTTGAGATTCACTTTAACGGACAACCAAGCACAACTACTACTGTGTTAGGTGATTTAACAGTGGTTTCTGTTGCTGGTTCTAGTTCTGGAGATACTGCAATTTATGTTAACCCTGCGTTGACTGGTGGAAATAGTTATGTTTACAAAACTGATACAACTGTTTCATTACCTGCATATGGTGAAGATTTATCTAGTGGATGGACTGCATGGAACGGAACTGCTGATATTACTGCAACAACAGGAAATCAAATTGTTATTGCAGAGGTTGATGGTTCTACATTGGCAGTTAAAGCAGGAAGAGCTACAGTTACCAGCTTAGCTTAATCGGATAAAATAAAAATATTAAGGGGTTGTGCATTATGTATGAGTTAAAAAGAAGTAAGTTAATTGAAGAAGAAGTAAAAATAGGTGATGAAATCATTAAAACAGAGTTGAATTTAACTGAAAATTCGCAAAATATTATTAAATTATTGAGAGGTTTAGAGGTACTACAAATTAAGTTAGAAAAAAAGGAAAACCTTGAAGAAAATTTAAAAGAATTAGGCGAAAAAATGGTTGAATTAACGAAGATGATCTTCGGATCTAATTTTGAAAAAGTATTAAGATTTTATTCAAATGATAATGCTGAAATTGTTACTGTCGACAATGCTTGTATAAATGAGATGATTTACGAAGTATTGCCTTTTGTATTATATTTAAAACCTCGAATAGAAGAATATTTGAAGGAAAGAAAATCAGATATTAACAAAGCTATTAAGGGGAAAAGGGTTGAGTAATGTATAAAGCATTATATGTTGAAGATAGTAAAATTAAATACAAGAATAAAGAGTATAAACTAAATATAGCCTTTGACAGAATGTTGAAGGCTATAGATTTATCGGAAGATGAAACGCTTGGAGAAATCGAGAAGGTTGAGCATATGTTTGAGTGTTTTATTGATGATAAAGTAAGTTTGAATATATATGACAAAGGGCAGATAGTTAACAAAGTATTTACACATTTGAATAGTTTTTTTGAGAATAAAAAAAGTGGTAAAAATGAAAAGGTAATGGATATTAAACAGGATTTTCAATATATTTATTCATCTTTTTATAAGGATTACAACATTGATTTATTGGAGCAGTTTGGAAAGTTATCATGGATAAAATTCATAGCATTATTAAATGGATTATCAAAAGATACAAAGTTGAGTGAGGTTATAAGAATAAGAACTACAGAAATTCCTAAGCCTACCAAGGATAATCACAAATACAGACAAAGCATAATTGAGCAAAAGAATTTTTATGCGTTAGAACAAAAGAAAGAGGATTTTCAAGAAGGACTTAATGACCTATTCCATATTCTAAGTGGGATGGCAAAAAAGTGAGGTGAGTTAATTGGCTGGTGTAGATGGTAGCGTACGTTATCAGGTAGTTATAGATGACAGTAATGTTAGTAGCGATGCAAAGAAAAGTGAAAAAAAGATTGATGGAGCTTTTAGTGGTTTAAAAAGTAAAGCTGGAAAAACTGCAAAGGTTCTTGGTGGAGTTCTAGGAACGGCCGCAATTGGTGTTGGAGTAGCAGCCATTAAATCTGCTGATGATATGGATAAAGCCATGAATCAGTTTATTGCATCTACAGGCAAGGGAGCGGATGAAGCAGAACGTTATCAAGAAGTATTAGAAGGAATATACACTAATAATTATGGCGAATCTTTTGAAGATATAGCTCAAAAAATGGGATTAGTTAATCAACAAATGGGCGATTTATCTGATGAAGAATTAAAAAGGGTTACCGAACAGGCTTATTTATTGCAGGATACGTTTGAAACAGATTTTAGCGAGTCGCTAAGGGGTGTAAATGCTTTAACTAAGCAATTCGGAATTACATCCGATGAAGCTTTTAATTTGTTGGCTCAAGGTATGCAACAAGGATTAAATCAAAATGATGACTTAGCGGACCAATTAGCTGAATATTCTGTTTATTATGCTGATTTAGGTATAAGTGCAGAACAGGCATTTAATATAATGGCTAATAGCGCCAAAGATGGAGTATATCAACTTGATTATATTAATGATGCCATAAAAGAGTTCGGCATAAGGTCAAAAGATGGTTCTGATGCTTCTATGATAGCGTTTGAAAACCTTGGTTATAGTGCAGAAGAAATGTTAAAAACATTTGGCGAAGGTGGAGAAAAAGCACAACAAGCAATGTTTGGAGTTGTTGAGTCATTATCAGAGATTGAGGACCCTATTAAAAGAAACGAAATAGGTGTTGCGTTATTTGGTACTAAATTTGAGGATTTGGGAGAAGATGCAATACTTGCAATTACTGATATTAATAAAGGTATTGATTCAAGCAAAAACAAGCTTGAAGAGATGGAAAAAATAAAATATGGCTCAACCTCTGAAATGTTGGAAGGATTAAAAAGAAGTTTAGAGCCTGTTTTAATTGATTTGGGGCAGGAATTAATACCAGTCTTAAAGGATGTTGTTACTGCATTAATGCCAATTGTTAAGGATTTATTGCCGATATTCTCAAATGTATTAATGCAATTAATACCACCGTTAGGGGAACTTATCAATGCATTGTTGCCTGTTTTGACAGAGGTTTTAAATGTTTTAATACCACCATTAATGGAAATAGTCTTGGCATTGATGCCTTTGCTGGTTGAAGTTATTAATTTATTGTTGCCAATAATAACAATATTAATTGGTTTAGTTGGTGAGATAATAGCTGAATTTGTTAACTTTATAGCTCCTTTAATTGAGGTTGTTAGTGCTGGTTTAACTCCATTGCTACAAGCGTTGGGAATGTTGGTGGATTTCTTAACGCTAATGTTAAAGCCTGTTATTCTAATGATTCAAGGATTATTCCAAGGCGTATTTTTATCTATTGTTGAATATGCAAGTAATCAAGTTCAAAGGATTGTTTCTATATTTACAAATTTGATAGATTTCTTTAAAAACATATTTACTGGAAATATAGAGGGAGCTTTTAAAAATCTATTAAATATTTTAGGAAATATTCTTGGTGGTATGGCTGAAATGTTAGTAAGACCAATAAATATAATAATAGGTGCAATAAATGGGATGTTAAGTGGGTTGGATGGAATTAAAATACCAGATTGGGTTCCGAAAATAGGTGGAAAGGATTTTAGTTTCGGTGCTAGGATTCCTAAGATTAGTATTCCGAAGTTTGCAAATGGTGGCTTGGCTTATGATGAAACATTGGCGATGGTTGGTGATAATGTTAATGCTAGTGTTGACCCAGAGGTTATAGCTCCATTATCTAAATTGGAAGCTATACTTGGATTTACGGCCGCTAGGAATGAATCAAAAGTAAATAATTTTAGTGTGGTTGTTACTGGTAATACAATCTCAAGTGAGAATATTGATTCTATTGGTAATGATTTCATGCGTAAAATTAAACGAGAGGGGATTTATTAGATGGCATATACACCAAATTTAATACCTGACATGACAAGTAACACTGCACCAAAAGGGACGGCTAGTGCAAGTACGGAGTTTAGTTCTACTTATGCAGCATGGAAAGCGATGGACAAAGATTCTACTACATTTTGGTCTACTACAACAGGTGGGGTGACTCCATGCTGGTTGGAATATGAATTCGATAATTCTATAATTATTACAAAATACACCATAACAGCTAGAGATACGGCATCAGATGGAGCTCCTAATACATGGACATTTGAGGGATATAATGGGTCTACATGGGATACTTTAGACACGCAATCTAGCATAACATTCACGAACGGAGAAAAGAAAGAATATACATTTAGCAATGAAACAGATTACACAAGGTATAGAATATATGTAACGGCAAACAATGGAAGAAGTTCAACTAATATTGCTGAAATGGAAATGATGACCGAGGCGTCAGAAGGAACGGATACTTATACAGAATACACAGGAACTGATGAATTTGGTTCAAAAACTACTATACAAGATTTTATTGCAACTCAAATTTATTCAACTAATTTTGTTGATAGAACAGACGGCAAACTTTTAATAGGCTATTCAAAAAGTGGTACACATTATGTGAGTAATATTGATTCTGAATCTGACTTAGGAACTGCCGATATAACAACGAATGAAGCTAGTTTTGGCAGTGGGTATGAAGTTGGTGGGAGTTTTGAACAATATTCAAACGCTTATACAGAATCAATGTGTCAGTTTTTCAAAACTTCAACAGGTAAAATTATCGCATTTACTTATGACCCAGGCCGTGCAAGGGATTCAAGTGGTGCAGGTACGGCAGGAACTGCAACTACTGTAAGATATCACGAATCAAGTAATGGACTAGGTACAGACTTTGGAACAGGCTCAATAATATATACATCTGATGATAACGCATCACATTTGTCGACAGATAGCACATTATTCTATGGGTTACAATATATGAATCTAGCACCTTGCCAAGAAATTGACGGAACATTGTTCATTACTTTTGGAGGAAGCTATAAAAATGGCTCTAATCAATGGATAGCTGATTGCAATGTATTATATTCAACAGATGATGGAGATACTTGGTCTTGGACTACATTTTTCCAATTTTCACCTGCAACAATAGGTGTTAAATCTGCACCAAGTGGAGTTTGGAAAGCTGGAAATGTATATTATACTTGTATTAATGTTAGAACAGGCTTGACATCATATGCAACAAGGTTTTATTTTGCATTAGCTGGAGCTTTCGATAATTGGATAAGTCTTGGAGATTCATCTAATGGATATAATACAAGGGCAATGTGGCTATCATCTGATGGCTATGTTTACTGGTATTTTTATTATTCAACAGACACAGATTCATATATTTATAGAAGGTTAGCAAATGATTTATTAGATACAGATTCTCCTTATGATTTCGGAACTTCTACGAATTGGGAAGAACAATATTCGTCAAGCACAACATTCGATGCACCTACTGCAAAAGAATATTTAACTGAATCATCAAGTGGAAATATAATTGACATAGGTACAGATGGAGATATTATATATTATTATACTACTGACAGGACAGCTACTGACAGGACAGCTACTGGTGAGCCATATACAGGCGACTATCTAATTGAAATAGGTGGAGAAGATTACACACTAAAAACCGACTTCAAAGATGCAACATGGACTAATGTTGAAAACTTCTCAAATTCTGCATCAATTACAGTTGTTGATGATAGTAATTTTATTAAGATGGGGCAGGAGCTAATAATTAGACGGCAGAGCGATTCAAAAGTTGTTTTTGGTGGTTTAATCCAAGAGCCAAAAAAAGTCCTTATTTCACCTAGTTTCGTGATGGTGAAGGTATATGCTGAAAACTATAAGCAGATATTAGGGCGGAGGACATTCCAGCTAAGCGAACAAAATACCGATGCAGGAACTATTGTTCAAGGTATATTTGACGATTATTTGAAAGTTGGAGGAACTTTTACAGACGAAGGGTTCGTTCTTGGGAATATTGATACAGGGGCAACGATTGAGAATTATGTTAAAAGGGCTCAAAGTGGTTTAAAATTATTTAATGATTTAGCCGATGCCTCAGATTATAAGTGGTGGGTAACTAACACAAAAGATTTCTATTTTCAAGCGACTCCGACTTATGTTGATAATACGGCTACAAAAAAGCTTACTCCAGATAAAACAGATTCGGCATATATAAAGTGTATTGACCTTCCAGATTTCACGGAAGATTCGAGCAAGTTCAGAACTAGACAAAATGTAATAGGCAAAAAGATTGATGGAGCTTTTGTCTTTGGTTCTTATACGGATTCTACTGCTGAATCTGAAATGGCTTCTAGGTATGGAAGTGGTGTGTTTGGTGCTACCATGGTGAATGATAATATTTCAACTACTGCTGAAGCTGATGCACTTGCACAAAGTGAAGTTGAAACATATGTTAATCCTGCGGTAATTAGATTTAAAACAACTGATTTTATTGAACCTTTAGAGCTTATTACAGTTGATATATCTATACTTGGCATATCTGCTGAAACTTACAAAGTTACACAGGTAACATATAAGTTTGATAACGATGTGAGAATTGTTTGTGATGTAACTTGTGAGAAATATCAAACTACTAATAAACAAAAAAGGTCATGGACAGATGAGTTTAATGAAATGATTAAAAGCAATACATCGGAGGGAGAAAAGAGCGACTACACTTATATTGATAATGTGGGTGTTGTAAATTTGGCTCCTGCCGTACCTTATCTAAGCACATTAACTCATATTTTAGATGCTGATTTAGCGTTACATTGTCATTATTCTATCGTGGGAGTTAGCACAGGGGCAGGGACAGTTACAGTTACATTTGATATAAATACAGTTGTTCAGAAAACTTTTACTTTTGATGTTGTTGCAGGTAACTTCTGCCACACTTTAGCTTATCCAATTCGAGGAATTGCGACTTCTGGAAGTGCTACCATTGATGCTTCAACTACAAGCACAGTTGCGATTGCAATTGCGATTAATGATTTGAATTTTTGGGTAAAAAATGAATAGAGGAAAAATTAAAAAGGTGCTAGAATAATTTAAGGGGAAGGGTAAAAGCTTCCTCTTAAAAAATAACAAGTGAGGTTTTTTATATGGGAGATATTGAAAATGCAGAGGTGTGCGATATGGTTAAATGCGACAGAGCAAAAGATATAACAGAGTTGCAAAAAGATGTTGCAGTATTAAAATCGGAGATGAGTACAGTGAAAACAGACCTAGGGACAATTAAAAGCGATGTATCAGATATAAAGAAAAATAATAAAGAAGAATTTAAGAGCGTAAGGGATAAAATAAGCACTGCTCAAATAACTGCACTTGCATCAGTTGTTTTAATTCTTGTAAATATAATTTTAGCTTTAGTGTTAAAATAAAAATAAAAGGGGTTGAGCGTATGACACAAAGACAGGATTGGAAAAGAAGCCAAGTATTTTGGAGGGCGGTATTTGCATCAATTGTTTTGATAGTAAAGGAAGCTTTTAATTATGATATTCCAGATGCCTTAGTAGATAATCTGTTAACGATAACATTGTGGTTAATTGTTGGCTATGGTGTGAGGAATAATCCGAGCATTAAGGGGGAGTTATAATTGATAAATACAATCAAAGCAGATTACAAGTGGAATGGAGAACTACAAAAAAGAACTTCTACTGATTATCAAATAGTGCATCATGCAAAATGGGAAAATTGTACTGTATATGATATACACAGAGAACATCTATCTAGGAAATGGAAGGGTATCGGATATAATTGGTTTATTAGAAAAGATGGTACAGAATACGAAGGTAGACCCGAATGGGCATCTGATGCTGATGCTTTTGGATATAATAACAATTCTCTTTCAATTTGTTTAGAAGGTGATTTTACAAAGGAAAGCCTTGGCAGAATACAGAGGGAAGCGTTAATAAAAAGAATGTTAGAGAACAAAATAAAATACCCTAAAATTATTTCTTACAGACATTCAGATGTAAACGATACAGATTGCCCTGCATTTGACGGATGGGCTGATATTTTAGGTGAAGTTGACATTAGATATGCTGAATATTTAAAATCGCTTAAAACGGAAAATGAGAGCTTAGAAAAGCTAATTGAAAAAGTGGCAGATCTGGAGAAGAAAATTGAAAGAGTTGTTGAACATTTTGACAGGAAAATAAATAACCTTGACTCAAGAATAAAATAATAGTAATATATTTTTAAAATTAAATATTGTTACTGTCATAAAAAAATTGTTCTCTTGTGCCGAGGGCAGTTTTTTTATTTGTTGTTTAAAAATAATTATTGATATAATATAGATACGAGCAATCCCCTTAATATTCTAAGAACCCAAAGCCGATTGGCCGAGGGTTTTTAGTTTAATACCCCCTACACATCTTGAATATTTGCCAAAATAATAAAGTTAATAGAATTACAATAAAAATATAAGAATCGTGCATTAAATCGGTCATAATATACCACCTTTCTATACACAAAACCACCCAGCATGATGTCTAGGTGGCGATTTAGGAGAAAAAAATCACGATCTAAAAAAAGAATTATGACTTTTCTAATTGATATTATATGTGATTGATAAGTAAATTACAATATATTTATTTTTTTATTTAATTTATGATTGACAAATAAATCATAATAATGTAATATAGACTCAAGAGGTACGGAAAACACAAAATTTTAAGGAGATGATTGCATTGAAAAAGAAGAATAATGAAGGTTGTGCGTTTGCTGGAATATTTACACTTTTGATAATGTTGGTGTTGTTAGGTGCGATGATGGGAAATGCTATTCAATAGAAAGGGGTTGTTGATATGTTAAAGGTTAAAAAAATG